GGGGGGCACTCAATGATGAAGGCGAAGGAATTAGAAGATCCCGCGAGTTGCTTCAATCGGGCGCGGCCGGATGAATTGATGTTTGTCTTACTCGCCCGCGATCGGGTGGCGCCGCTTGCCATCCGTTTTTGGTGTAAAGAGCGGATCCGGCTTGGTTGGAATCAGGAGTACGATCTGCAAATCGCGGAGGCATGGGCTCTCGCCGATGCGATCGAGAGCGAACAGGTATTCAGCGCGAGGCAACATGAGCACGCAAAAGGTAAACGAGGAGCTCCTCAAAGAGCGTAAGATTCTGCGGCGGGTGCCGTGTGATGACGGCGTGGGCTATGAGCTCACGCTCGAATGCGGGCACGAGATTTGGATGGCGATCGATTACCAGGGCGAACGCATCCCATGCGGCGCCTGCTTGAATCAATTGGTCGAGCAATGCCGGCAGGTGCAGGCCTCACAGGGCCAGCGGTGAGCGTATGTCGCAGTTTCTCTCGATTCAGACGGGCGGCGATAAAGAGCTCTTGAAAAACATCGCGCTCCTCGGCCGCTACTTTCCAGAGTTTCTCGCCGACGCGAACCGCGAAACCGCCGAGAACGTCAAGGCCAACGCGCAGCGCAACCTCAAAGACATCGATGCGTACGATACCGGCACGCTCTACAATTCGGTTGCGGTTGCCGAGGCTCGCAACGGGTTGATTATGGCGGTGGGCACGGCAGCCGCGCACGGGCCGTTTATCGAGTTTGGGACGCGGCCGCATTTTCCGCCTGTGTCGGCTATCGCGGCGTGGTGCAAGCGGAAAGGGATTCCGATCACGGCCGCTTTCCCGATCGCCAGGGCGATTGCTCGCCGCGGGTTGCCGGAGCGGCCGTGGTTGTATCCGGCACTCCTCGCCGAGCGGCCGAATTATGCGCAGCGCATCCAGTTAGCGGTGGCGGCGGGTTTCTCGCGGCTCTTCCGAGGCTCGGGTTAAAACTCTCGCTTGTCGGAGAATTTGGGTTTCTTGTTGGGGAGTCCGTCGCGATCGAGATCGCCCGAGTTTTTCAGGTTTTGCTCCATGCGGCGAAGATCGGCATTCGACTTGTCGAGATAGTCCGTGCCGGTTTTTACGACGATCACGGCCGCGATCACGGCGACTAGAAACACGAGTATAAACTGAGCCTGCTTTGACATCTCCTCGAATAGACGCGGCGCCGGCGGCCGATCGCTACGGCCGAGGGGTTACCAGGGTGATAGGATCGCGTGTTAAATGGGTGAAGGAATGATCGAGCTACGAATTATCTCAGTGCCTACCGATAGCCCACACATGCGGGCGATTGTGAGCTCGCGGCCGATCGAGGGCACCAAGGCGGGATACTATTTCCGCTTGGCATGCGGACATGAAGTCTCGGGATTCGGCGATCGCGAGAGGCTCGAAAAAACGGGGGTGTGGTGCCTCGCGTGTGCCGAAGAGGACGCGGCGCGGAAAGCGAGAGATAACTGATGCCACGCGATCCGTTCCGATGTCTCGATGATCCAGATCCGGAGCCGGTGAAGCCTGCAGGACCTCCAGCGGCGGCGATCGTCCGCGATCCGTCTCTTGCGGAGTTTGCACCCGCCCGATCGACGCTCCGGGTGAATGGCGAGTTTCTCGTGCATTTCAGACGCTACCGGCCGGGGCCGGTGCGGCGGTTTCTAACGTGGCTCGTCCTCGGTTGGACGTGGGAAAGATTCGATGGATGAAAATTTGCAGATTTCCTCTATCGCCGATACGGCCGATATGTCGATCGGTGAGGCGTGGTTTGCATGGTGGGAGGGCTTGCAGCGTGTGGCGCTCTCCGGGCCTACGCCGCTCTCTCCGGGCTTGTTGCCATCACTCCTAAGGCTCACGCGATTGGCATTTTATGCGGGCGAAGGGCACGCGATCGCCGCATTCACTAGGAGCCGTTGCGAATCCGATGAAGCACTCGCGGCGCTCATGCTGCGAGTAGTGGACGAGTTGGCTAAATTCCACCAAGATCCGATGAAACCGTAGCGCGGCTCCGGGGATAAACACAAGAGTGCCGGCGCCGGCATTTCACCCCTAAACTGCCAGGTACTTCACCCCTCCAAATTTCTCTGTAATCCGAGGTGCGTCTATGCTTCCGCTCTCCGGTGTGCAAACCGGGATCTATAACGCTCTGATTCCGGCTCTCGATCCGGTTCCGGTGCTCGATCAGGTGGGTCCGAACCAAACCTTTCCCTACCTCACGATGGGCGAGTCGATCGTGGTTGAGGATGACACTCTCGACAAGCAGGGCGTGAATATCGAGTTTACGGTGCATGTGTGGTCACGCCAGCGGGGCGCTCAGGAGATCCAGGATCTCATGGCGCAAGCCAAAGACGCGCTGCACGATCAGCGTTTACCGGCCGTGGGGTTTCAGTGGGTCGCAACGAAGTTGATCTACGGCCAGACGTTGCGCGATGTGGACGGGCAGACTCGCCACGGCATCTTGCGTTTTCGGGTGCTCACGTTCGAAGCGCCGGCGACGCCTCCACCTCCTCCACCTCCTCCGCAGTTATCCGGCACAGTTGATACGGCGGGCGGCATGGCGGTTGTGTGGGCCTCGGGCGACAAGTTCACGGCCGAGGTGGTGGGAAAGACCATCACGATCGCGGGCGCCGATTACTCGATTTTTCAATTCATCTCGGATGTGCAGGTGTTAGTTGATCCGAGTCCACCCGAGGCGAGCGGCTCGGCGTTTCTCATTCTGCTTTAGTCCTCTCCTCAACTCTCAACTCCAACAACAAAGAAAGGTCAAACCAATGGCAAAGTTTACCGGCAAGGGTGCCAAGTTTCTCATCAAGGGTAGCGGCGCTACTCCCACTTACAAGGAAGTAGGCCAAGTACAGGCGATCGGCGATATCTCGGTAACCGCGGATGAGGTGGAAGTTACTACCTTGGACGCGGGCGACTACCGCGATTACATCCAAGGCTTCAAAGATCCGGGCGAGTGCGAGCTCACCGTGGTGTTTGATCCGGCTCTCCCCGATCAGGGTATCGATCCTGATGGCTTGATCGGCCTCTTTACTTCGGGCGAGGTTCGGGATTGCGCGATCCGGTGGAATAGTTCGGATACGGGCGGCGAGGCCTTCGGCACGTTCCAAGCGTTCATTCGCGACATGACGTACAACGCTCTCAACGCGGATGATCCGCAGATCATTACGCCTCTCTTCCGGCTCAAAACGCCGATCACGCTCGTAGATACGCTACCCGCGGGCACGCTCGATGCTCCGGCCGAGCAGACGGCGGCGCAACTACAGGCGGCGGCGGCGAAGGCGGCGAAGGATGCGATCGCAGCGAAGGCCGCGGCGGATAAGGCAGCACAGGCGGCGGCGGATAAGGCCGCGGCGGCGACGGCTGCGGATGCTGCTAAGAAAGCGGCGGAAGCGGCGGCGGCGCAAAAACTCGCTGCCGATTGCGCTCAACTGCAAGCGGCCGCAGCGGCGTATCAACAACCGCAAGCGGGCGCGTAATCGATTAGGGCAACGAGGCGAAAACCATGCCAGAAACCAACATAATCAACGCTTCGGCGCCAGTCACTCTCATGGGCAAGCAATACCACTTGCGGTATCTTGCCCATGCCTTCATCACTTACGCGGAGGAGTGCAAGAGCGATCTCCTCCGCGATATCCGGCAATTCGAAGGTATGCAGATCAATAGCGACACTTTCGATTCGGCCAAACTCTTTTCGAAAACCCGTGATGTGCTTTGGGCCGGGTTGATCGATGAGCAACCGGAGCTCACGCGGGCGCAAGTGGCGCGGCTTTTCGGATTCGGCGATCTCATGGCGGTGATGCAGGCGGTAACGGAGGCGATCTGGCTCACCGTGCCGAAAGCCGATCGCCCTACGCTACCGCCGAACGTACGAGCGATCGGCGGTTCACAGTTGATCAATGGGCTCGAATCTGGTGCAGGCTTCGGGACGGTTGCGGAGTCACCGCGGCCGAGTTCCGACGCCTAACCCTACGCGAGATCGGTTACCTCACTGACGCCTTAGCAGCTCGCAAGCATCGCCACGATTGGGAGACTGCCCGGATCGTGGCGATGCTCGCGGCGCTCAATTCGAAGCGCCTCAAATACGATCCGGTGCGCTACATGGCGAATCGCGAAGAAATGGAACGGCGGGCCGCGGCCGAGCGTGCGGCGAGGCCTCCTATGACAGGAGAGCAGATCCTCGATCGGTTCCGGGCTTTGGGCGTTCCGATCATTGACAAGCGTGTGAAACCAAGCGGTGCAATCCAATGAGCTCTTTTGCCGGTAGCGGAATTTCACTCGGTACGTTGTGGGTCACCATCGCTGCGTCTGTAGATGAGGCGATCAGCCAGTTTCAGAAATTCGGCGAGCAAACCTCCAAGATCATCGATGAGCAAAAAAAGAAGTGGGAGGATCTCGCCGACGTAGGTAAGAATCTCCAGGGGATCGGCGCGGCGCTCTCGGTGGGCGTGACGGCGCCGCTTGTCGGCCTCGCCGCGGCTTCGGTCAAGGCCGCGGCCTCGATGGATTCGCTACGGCTCGGATTGCAGGCCGTAGAGGGTGGGGCCGAGGCGGCGGGCAAGGCGCTCGATGATCTGAAAGAGATCGCCAAGCTACCGGGCCTCAACCTCAAAGAAGCAACCGAGGGCTACATCCGCTTGCGTGCGGTGGGCACGAGCGCCGAGGACGCCAAAAAGCAACTAAGCGCCTTCGGCAACGCGCTCGCGACGGTGGGCAAGGGCTCGGCCGATCTCAACGGCGTAATCACGCAATTGGTGCAGATGTCGGCGAAAACCAAGGTGGTCGCCGAGGATCTGAAGCCGGTAATGGAGCGTGTGCCGCAGGTTGCCAAGATCCTGCAGGAAGCGTACGGCACGATTGATACCGAGCAACTGCAGAAAGCCGGAAAGACCACACAGGAAGTTATTAACACCATCATTGCCGGGCTACAGAAACTGCCGCCCGTCTCTGGAGGCCTCGCCAATAGCTTCGAGAATTTGGGCGACTCGATCGATCAGACGCTCTCCAAGATCGGCGATGTATTGAAGCCGGTAGTTATCAAGATCCTCGATGTCATCAATGGCCTGATCGACAAACTGCAAGGCCTGATTCAGTGGTTTGCCGGGTTGCCGCAACCGGCTCAGACTGCAGCGATCGCGATCGCCGCGGTTGCGGCGGCAGCCGGGCCGTTGATCGTCATCCTCGGGACTCTGCTAACGAGCGTAGGGCAGATCACGGGCGCGATCGGATTGCTTACGGCGGCGATCGGCTCAGAGGGCCTCGTTGCGGCGCTCGCCGCGGCCGGGCCGCTTGCGATCGCATTCGGGGCGGCGATCGCGGCGTGGGAGATCGCGCAAGAGTGGCAGGCTCTCCAGAAATTCAATGCCGAGATGGCGATTCTGGAAGCTTCGCTCAACAACGGCGGCAAGGCCACGGCCGCACAGGCAACCGAGATTGCGCTGTTACAGCACATGCTCGATCAGGCGGGCGTGGCCTATGACAACAACGCCACGAGTGCCGCTCAACTCATCACCAAACTGAGGGATTTGGTTAAGCAGCACAAAGAGCTCACGGCCGGGATCGTAACTGTTATCGATCCTCTGCAGGCTCAACAAAAGCTCCTCAACGATACGGCGAAAGCGGCCGAGGATCTCGGCATACAACTCAAAGAAAAACTCACTAAGGCCGTAACGGATGCCGCGGCGAAAGTGGAGCTATTCCGGCAAGCGGTTGCGGCCGGTGTGCGGCCTCCCGAGGATTTGGCGGCGGCGATCAACCAACTCACGATTGCGCAAGCGAATCTGGCACGCGGCGATAAGGATCTCGCCGACGCCCGAAAAAAGGCCGCAGACGACGCGAAGAAAGCGGCCGATCAGCGGCAGAAAGATTACGAGGCCGAAGTAAAAGCCGAAAACGAGCTTTTCACAGCACGGGCGAAGGTCGCGAAAGGGGAAGAGGATCAGATCAAGATCGGTCAGGCCTACGGCAAGGCACAGGCGAAACTTAACGAGGAGCTACAGAAACTCGCCACTAACGCGGCCAATTTCTCAAACCTGATCGCTCCGATTCCGGGCGAGTTGAATCCGGTTGTCAACGCGCTCGATGAGCTCGCTAAGTTATTCCCGAAAGCGGCGCCTCCTCCCGAAACACTCAACCGGATCGAGCAATACCGGGCGGATCTGGCGGCTCTCGGCCTCGTATACCACGACGTAAACAAAGAGGCCGACGATGCAATCGAGCGCTACAACCGCATGGTGCAGGCGCAAAAGGACGGCATCGGCACGGCCGAGCAAGTGGAAGAGGCTAACCTCGCCATGTGGGAGGCCCTGCAGGCCGAGGCGATCGCTACCGAGGGCGTGTACAACGAAGTATTCGCCAAGGAAATCGAGGCGGCAAAGCAGGCGCTCGATCAGATCCGCGGCGCCACGGCCGCACACCACAAGCAGACACAGAGCATGTGGCAGCAATGGGGCCGACAGATTCAGCAGACCATCGGCAACTTTGCGAGTGACATCTTCAAGCGGCTTTTCGAGGGCGACGATACCAACGCGCAGTTAGACAAGCAGGCCGCGGATCTACAGAAATCCCTCTCCGATCGAGCCGCGGAGTACGCCAAATCCGAGGCCGACATCGCGCAAAAGCAGGCGGATGCCGCGGCTACGTATCAGGCCGATCTCGATGCAGAAAACGCGGCCTACGAAAAGTCACTCGCCGACAAGCAGGCCGACTTCGACAAGTTTGCCGCGGACAACAATGCAGCACAGGCGAAACTCGATGCCGACTATCAGGACGAGCTCGCCAAGACCACCAAGGACTATGAGGATTCGCTCGCCGACAAGCAGGCCGATTACGACAAATACGCGGCGGACGCGATCCAGAAAGAGGCCGACAAAGAGAAAGATCTCGCCCAAAACTACGCCGACGATCGCAAGGCGTTACAGGATTCGCTCGATAAAGAGACGCTGGACTATGACCGATTCGTTTCGGACACAACCGATAAGATCGCCGAGATCCGCCGATCAAGCCAGGAGGATCTCGATAAGGATCTCCGTAACCTCCAGCAATCCTTGGATGACAAGCGGCAAGAGTATGCCGACTATGTAGACGATGCAAACCGCTCGCTCTCGCGGATCGGCGAGGATCATGCCGATAACATCGAGCAGGAAACCAAGGACACTCAGCAGAACATTGACGAACGGACGAAGGACTACAAGCGCTACCTCGCCGACACCACCACGCAGTTACAGAAGATCCGCAAAAAACACGGTGGCGTCTACTCGCAGGAAGAGGCCGACTTACAGCAATCGCTCGATCGGCAAACCGAGGACTATAACGATTACGTTGCCGAGCAGCAAGGCAACCTGAAGGACTTTGTAACCGCCGAGCAAAAGAAACAACAGCAAGAGGAGGAGGATCTTAAAACCTCGCTCGAACGGCGGGCACGCGATCAGGCCGAGTACGAGACGCAGATACAGACGCAACGGGCCGAGACGGTTGCGCAGCACGCCGAGGATCAGACGCGGGAGATCGCCGATCAACAGCAGGCGCTCGCCAGGAAAACAGAGGATTTCGATAAGTTTCAGGCCGATATCGCGGGCAAGCAGGCCGCGGCCGATCAACAGTACCAGGATGATCTCGATCAGAGCCGGGCGGATCTGCAGCAAAACCTTGCCGATAAAAAATCCGATCTCGATCAGTTCAATACCGATGCCAAGACCAAATACGACGAGGATGTGGCGAACCTCAAAGCGAACTATGGCGAGGATAAGGGCAACTTAGAGCAAGAGCTAAAAGACAAGATCGCCGACTTACAGCAATTCAACAGCGATGCCAAGCAGAAACACGATGAAAACCTAGCGAATATCAAATCCACTTACGACGATTCCACCGCGGATCTGATTCAATCGCACAAGGATCAACTCGCCGAATACGATCAGTTCATTTCGGACACTAACGCCAAGTTAGAAGAGATCCGGCAAGCACACAAAACGCTTTGGGGCGATATCGCGGGCTTTGGTGTGTCGGCGCTCGAATCGATTGGCGCCGCATTGGTCACTCTGGCGGCTTCCGAGGCCGTAAAGAAACTCGGGCAGATCCTCGATATCGGAGGCGCCGCGGCTTCTACGGCGGGCAGTGTGGCGAGCGGGGCGGGCAGTGCGGGCGGCGGGGCGGCTAGTGGTGTGGGCGGCGCTGTAGCGGGCGGGCTTACTGGATGGCTCGGCGCGATTGGCTCGATCGGCTCGATGATCTCGGGCTTTATCGGCAACTTCCAACAAGCGGAAACCAATAAAACGCTCGATAAGGTTGTGCTCCACACGTTGCAAACCGCGAATGACATGGCGAATCTTCGGCGGGACGAGTGGGATCGGTGGGGCGGTTGGCAGTTGATCAAGGACGACATAATCAACCGGCTCAACACGATCATGGATAACTCGAATCTCTCGGTTCTGAAATTCGATGACATGATCCGGCCGCTTCAGGCGATCTCGGATGCTTCGCAATGGGCCGCGGCCTCGCTCGATCGAATGGCGGGCGGCGCCGACGATGACGGCTCCGAGTCACTACTCGGGCGGATACAGTCCGAGCTCATCCACGCTAACGCCGATCTTGATGCGCTCGTACTGCAGACGGGCTATCAGCGTGTGTTCAGCGTGAATCTGTATGGCACAGATCCGACAGCCGTATCGGCGCGGCTCGGCCAACAATTGCGGCTTCAGGGAGCACAGGCATGAGAGTAAGGGCCTACATTGACGGTACGGATATTTCCGGCGCGGTCCTTGTCGATGGCCTCACCATCACACAGGATTCCACCGAAGCGGTAAGTACCGCGAACGTCTCGTTTGTTCAAAAGTACGGCGATGCCCGTTACGATCAGGCCGAGTACGATCACGCGAGCTATCGCTATACGTGGAACGCGCAAGAGTGGGCGCAGATCGAGTTAGTCGATCAGGATACCTCGCAGATCCTCTTTGCCGGGTTTGTGATGTCCGTACAGCGATCGCAGGAAGGGCCGCACATCCGCGTGCAAATGGATGCTTCCGATTGGGGGATCTTATTCGAGCGGGCCGTAATGACGCAGGTATGGCCTCCGAATACGCTCGATAGCACGATCATTTCCGATTGCCTCCGCATGGTGCCGAATCTCTCGGCCGGAACGATCGTAACGATGATCGGCGATCTCGGCGAGATCAGCGTGAAGGATCAGCGGGTACGAGACGTGCTCGATTACATCTGCACGCTCACCGGGGGCGAGTGGAATGTAAGTTACGACGGCAAACTGAATTATTACCGCACGGGCTCGATCGTCGCTCCGTTCGATCTCTGCGATCGGCCGGAGCCGGATGAAAACGACGTTCAATATCAGTTAGAAGACTACCAATCGGATTTCTCACAGGCTGCGAACCGTATCCTCGTGCTCGGGGCGCTCGATGATATCTCCGAGGTGCGCGAAACGGCCGAGGATCTTTCGAGCCAACGCCAGTACGGCGTGCTCTCGGCAACGGTAGTGCAGCGGGATATCTTCGATCCCGCAACCGCTCAATTGTGGGCACAGAGCGAGATCGCGAGGCGGGCGTGGCCTCAACTCAGTGTCAAAGTCGCGATCTTTGTGCCGGGCCTCACTCGCGGCATGACGGTGCTTATCGAGTCGATCAAGTACGGCCTCTCGGCTACGCTGATCCTCCGGCAACTCACGATTACGATCGTGGCGCCGGATCGCGATCGGCCGGTGCAGGCCGGGCACGTATTGAGGTATCAGGCCTCGCTCGGGCCTCGCACGCCGGATCTCGTGTACACGCTCCGGCGGATGCAGCGCGAATCGCCCGAGTCCACTTTCGCTCCGGTTGCCAACATTCCGCCCGGCTCGATCACGGCCGAGGATTTCGCGAGCTCGATCGAGCCGGTGCATGTGGTGGATGTGCTCCCGCCGCTTCCTGATCCCGATTACTCGGATACCGCGATCGCCTTGCAGACTTCCGATCGCAAGCTCTACCGGCGAACGGGAAACACTTGGACCGCGTACGTCAGTGCGGCCGACATCGAAGGGCAATTACAGACTCCGCAATTTGCGCCGGGCTCGATCACGAGTACGATTCTCGCCGATGGCTCGGTGGTAACGGCCAAGATACCGGCCGGTGCGATCACGGCTCCGCAACTCGCGGCCTCCTCGGTGACGGCAAACGCGATCGCGGCCAATGCAGTCTATGCGCAAGCGATTCAAGCCAATGCGGTAACAGCACAGGCGATCGCGGCCAACGCGATCACCGCGGGCAAGATCGCGGCTCTCGCAGTGACGGCGGGCACGATCGCATCCAATGCGGTGATCGCGGGCACGATCGCGGCCGGTGCAGTTCGGGCGGGCGCTCTCGATGTAGGCGCGGTAACGGCCGGAACCATCGCGGCCGGTGCGATCCGGGCTCAAGATGCGGTCTTTGTGACAGGCGCGATTCAGAGCGCCGACATTCAGAGTTTGAGCGGCGATAAGATCATCGCCCACACCATCACCGCGGATAAGCTATCCGCCGTTGAGTTGGCGATCGGGTACGGCGGCGACAAGCCGGGCCGTATCGGCGTGTATGCTCCTCCGGCGCCGGGGCAACCGACGTTGTTTGCCTTGATTGGCGATATGACCGCGGCGGGCGTCTCCGGCCTCTTCGGGATTTGGGCTCGGGTTGCGGCCTTCGGCGGTACGGGCTATCAGGATTCGAAATTCTATACGGATGTCAACGGCAACGTCTTTTTGCGAAACGTGTCTTTCACCATCACGGCCGCGGACAATAGCACGATCGTCACGAGTCCTACGACGTTTGACGCATCCTATGCGAATGCTCTCGCTCTGACGATCACCAAACCGGCCGACTCGCAAACCGCATTCGTTTCTCGCGGCATGGTGGTACGCAATTCGAGCGGTAGTACGATCGGCGCATTGGTGCGGAGTCCGAGCGATGCGTCTACCGAGCTCACGCTCTACTCGGCCGGGCTTACCCGTACGGTGTTTCTGGAGGGCTCTACGGGTAACGCATCCCTTGCGGCGATCAATGCGGCCTCGGTTGCTGCAAGCGGCGGTTACACAGGCGGCGCCTTCAAGGGCAGTAGCGTTGACGTTGGATCGGGCGATTGCAAGGCCGGAGTGTTTAAGTCTGGAGCCGCGAGCGGAGTTACTCATAACTATGCGTTCCGGTACAACGGCAACGCCATCCTCGATCTCTATGAAGATGGCGTCAATCGAGGGCCGCGGCAACTAGTTTTTGTAGGTGGAATCTGTACAGGTTGGATCTAAGTTACTAACTGAGGTTACTTTATGAACGTAGAACACAAACTCTCGCCCACAGTGGCGACTTATGCAAGACGCGCAGTAGAGCAGATGAACGAGGCGCGGAAAGACTACTTGGCTTTTATGGGTCAAGCCAAAGAGGCCGAGCTCCGGGCCGAGATGATCCGCTCGGCGCTCGCTCAACAATTGGCGATCGTCCAAGCGGCCGAGGGATTGCCTACGCCGCTCGGCCAGGGCTACCAACTCTCGGCCGATGGCACGAAACTGATCGGAGAGATCGCCGATCCCGAGCCGGAGCCGGAGGCCTCGGCCAACGGAGCAAAGCATGTCTGATGCTCCCAAAGTTCCGGCTTTGGTCCCGTTCCGGTTGCCTCGGGTGGGTGTGCAGGCACTACCGGCCGGTTGGCCTCCCGATGTGGCGCCGAATGAGATCATTTACGCCTCGCAGATCAACCGTATCCGCGATTCGGTGGCGCTATGGCCGGGCGATGTGGATGCACAGAATCATCACCTCCGTAACGTCATCCTCGACAATCCGCAAGGCGTGATGGTAGATCCCACCACGGCCGCGGGCGATATCGTGGTGCGCGGCGCCGCGGCGATCGCGGCTCTGCCGGTGGGCACGGCCGGGCAAGTACTGACGGCCGATCCGGCTCTCGGCGGCAAACTCAAATGGGCTACTCCGGTCGGTCAGGTGGCGAGCGTATTCGGCCGCACGGGCGCCGTTGTACCGGCCGCGGGCGACTACACGGCCGCTCAAGTGACGGGCGCGGTTGACCAGGGCGGCAGCTATGCGAATCCCGCGTGGATTACGGCTCTAGGTTGGTCTAAGATCACCGGGGCGCCTGCTACCTTCCCTCCGGCCGCTCACACGCATGACGCCTCTGAGATCGTCAGCGGGCGTATGGCCTCAGCACGCCTCGGCACGGGGATCGCCGACGCAACTGTATACCTCCGCGGTGATGGGGTGTGGGCGGCTCCGGCCGGTGGTGGCGGCGGCGGCGCCGTCTCCAGTGTGTTCGGCCGGGCGGGCGCGGTGATCGCGCAATCGGGCGACTACACGGCCGACATGGTAACGGGCGCGGTTGTAAACCGGACCTCCGTTCGCGGCGATCTCTTGGTGCGTACGGCCGCGGGCACGATCGAGCGGCTTCCGGCCGGTGGAGACGGTCAGGTGCTCATGGCGGATTCATCCCAAGCGGCCGGGCTCTCCTACGGAACCGTCTCGGGTACGTGGATTGATCCCACCACTACCCGCGGCGATTTGATGGTGAGGAGCTCGGTAGCGATTACGCGGTTGCCGGTGGGCGGTGATGGGCAGGTGCTCACGGCCTCGGCCGCGGCGGCTCTCGGCGTGGCGTGGGCGAATCCTACGGGCGGCGGCGGCAATGTGGCGAGCGTGTTCGGTCGCCAGGGCGCGGTTGTGGCAACGGCGGGTGACTATACCGCGGCGCAAGTGTTGCACGCGGTAAACGATCAGACCGTGTACAACGATCCTGCATGGATCGGCTCGCTCGCATGGTCAAAGATTTCGAGTGCTCCGGGCTTTCTCGTTGATCCGCTCACCACGAAGGGCGACATCGTTGCGCGAACGGCCTCGGGCTCGGCTCGGGTAGCGGTGGGTTCCGATAGTCAGGTGCTTACGGCGGATTCGAGCTCGCCTTCGGGTGTCTCGTGGAAAACCGCGGCGAGCGGCGGCACTCCCGCGGCGCCTCCGGGTAGCGTGCAATTCAACAATCAGGGGCTCTTTGGCGGATCGGCTAACTTGACATGGGACAACGCCAACGGGCGGCTCGGAATCGGGCCGGTGGGCGCGGGCTCGCGGCTATATGTTAGCGGTGGCGTGGCGATCGTTTCCAATGACGCTGATGCTTTGGCAAATAATATCGGCAATGCGCAATTGTCGCTTCGCGGACAGACCGATACGAATAAAAATCTCTGGATCGGCATCGACACGACTAACAACGTAGGAGTGATACAGGCGGGTATTGCTGGTACTAGCTGGAATAACCTTTCGCTCTGTCCAGCGGGCGGCGGCGTGGGCATGGGCGGCGTTATCAACCCTAGTTACCCGCTACAGGTGAGAATTACGGCGAACCACAATATCGCTTTTTCTTCCGATAGCGGCCGTAGCACAATCCTAGCAATCGATGACTCGTTGGGTAACCTTCAGCCATTCGAATATCTGGCGAATCCTCATTACTTTGCGGGCGGGTCGGTAGGAATCGGGATTTCGAGTCCCCAGGCTCCATTGCATATCGGCCTTACAACCGCACAATGGGCAACGGCGATTTTGGCTACTGGTACTCCAGATACGAATTTTCAATTCAAGGTAGTCAACGGTGCAGGTGGTGGGCCGAATGCCGAGCAAGTCATAATCGGCCTGTATTACACGGCTACCTACAATTGCGGCATTCGATTCATGCGTGGCGGTGGTGGTAGTGACGGCTGGATGAAATTCGATACGCAGGGCACCGAGCGTATGCGGATTTCGCAAGATACGGGCAACGTCGTCATCAATGACACGGGCGGGCCGCACAAACTAAGCGTCAACGGGGGGGTTTATGCTTCACAAGGCGTATTCATTAATCCGGGTGATCCCACCAATGTAATCAACGGGGCGCCGTGGTACGGCATAGGGGCGCCGAATAACGGTTACGGTATCCAACTCGCGGGATGGGCTGGAGTTAGCATTGTTTCCTCCGGTGGGTCAGTGGTACTTAATCAAGCCGGTAGGTTGTTATGTAACGGCTTTGTCGTTCCTACTGTTCAGGTGCAACAAGCGAATACCCAAGCACAACGCCCGTTGAATACCGTTTTCCAAAACAATACCGGGCGTCCCATGTTTGTAGTGGTAACCGTAGGCATGGTCGCGGGTGCAGGTAATAGCGCAAACGCTCAGTCAGACGGTGCGAATCCACCGACTACATACGTATCCGGTGTGACGGCGGGCGGATCTATGACTTTTTGGGTGCCTCCGGGTAACTTCTACCGCGTGATTACAGCGGGCACGGTTAGTTGGGGTATGTGGGTTGAATGGTTCTAACGAAAGGATAAAGTAAATGGCACTTACTCAAGTACAATCTGCGGCGCTCATGGGCGATGTGGAGTTTCACGGGCGCATCAAGGTGTGCGTGGTGCAGTACTCCGATTCGATCGGCATTCAAACGACTCCGGTATCGACTCGGCAAAAACTGGTGCAATGGTCTTTCGCTGTTCAGGTAACGCCCGATAGCATCGCAACCGGGCTGCAACCGTTTGTAGTGAAGGACTCGAAAGTACAGGATGCGGGTGTGGATGAAGACGGGCACTCGCTTGTCAGTGATGCGGATTTGCAGACCGCAGTGGAAACGGTGGTGAATAAACAAAACTCTTAACAACCGGGCGAACGAAGCGAGCCGGGCGATCCGCTCGGCTCGCTCGATTCGCTCTATCGCTTTTGAAAGTCGATCTCCTCCAGGTTCCCCTCCGCAAACTCCGCGTTAATTCCTTTCTGCGTACCGCCGAGTCTTCCGATCTGTTTCCTTCGCTCGGCGCTCAGTTTCTCCGCTCGGGCCTTTCCTCCCTTTAATCCTGCTTGCCTCGCTCGCTCGCTACGCTCTTCCGGCGTGAGTTTCTGGGCGCTCTTTCTGCCGATCGTCCGAGCGTGCTCTCGCAACGCCTCGGGCGAGAGTGCGGCCGCTCGGCCCTCACCACCGCTACGAGCTCTCTCTTGACGATGCTCCGGCGACATGACTTTGCCGGCCAGGCGGCCGAGAGCCGCCGCCGCGGCTCGTCTTTCCGCCTCGGTCGCCTCGGTCGAAGAGAGTTTGGCGCCGTGCTTGGATCCCTTGTTCATACTTTCAGGTTCGCAGCACGATAGCTAGCTAGTCAAGCAAGCGGGGTGAAACGAGCGATCATCGGCATTTCACCCCCTCGCGATTGACGTAAGCACGTAAGACAAGTAAACTTGAAAATGTGAGCAGCGAACAAAAGCAGCCACAAAAGAAAAAAAGGAAAAACAAACAATGATCCGCAGAATGACAAACACGACGAACCGCAACGAGGCCGGGCTCTCCGAGTCGCAACTGATGGCGATCGCACCTTCGGTTTTCGCTAATGAGCCGTGGCACAAGATGAGCGATCGCTACGCTTTCATCCCCACGATCGATGTAGTGCGCAAGCTACAGAGCGAGGGATTTGTGCCGGTATCGGCGATCCAGGGCCGTACGCGCACCGAGGGCAAGGGCGAGTACACCCGTCATCAGATCCGGTTCCGCGATCGCCGCAACGATGGCCTGATGACTCGTCAACTCGGACAGGTGAGCGCCGAGATCCTGATCACCAACGCGCATGACGGCGCTAGCGCCTACAAGGTGGAAGCTGCGCTCTTTCGCTTGATTTGCCTCAACGGCATGGTGGTTTCCGATGGCACGATCGCGCCGATCAACGTACGCCACACGGGCGATGCCGGCGCGGTGATCGATGCAACGTACGAAGTGATCGAGGAAATGCCGAAGGCTCTCGGTCAGGTGGAAGCATGGCAACGGCTCCAACTCTCGGCTCCGCAACGTGCGGCCTACGCCTCCGCGGCTCTCGGTCTCCGCTACGAGGAAAACGAGGCGCCGATCGATGCGGCACGCCTATTGCAGCCGGCGCGCTCGGCCGATTCCGGCGACTCGCTCTGGCAGACGTTCAACGTCGTCCAGGAACACTTGACGCAGGGCGGTGATCGCGGACGCTCCACCACGGGGCGTCGTCTCCGCACTCGGCCGGTAACCGGGATCAGCGAGAATACCCGGCTCAACAAGGCGCTCTGGCAACTCACTGCCAAGATGCAAGAGCTCGCAGAGTAGCGAGCCGGGGCGGGCGGGCTCTCGGGCTCGCTCGCCTCTTCCACCCCATCGCGGTATACGCAAGCACGTTAGTCAAGTAAAATAGAAATATGAACAACGCAGCAATCGCTCCCGACACCATCACCGAGGCCGCGGCCTCCCTCCAGATTCCGGCCGAGGAGATCTCCGGTCTCGTGGAACGCTACCGGATCGTAGTCCAGTATGATCCCCCGCCGATTCCGACGTGGCGCAAGTTTGCCTATTGCGCAACCGCTCTCGATCTGGAGATTTCCTCCGAGCACGGGGCGACTCCGGCCGAGGCGATTGCCGATCTGATCGAACGGATCGGCGAGCCGGAGGGATTCGCCAAGTGTGACCATTGCTCTCGCTCGATCGAGTGCGAGGAGGATGCCGAGCCGATCAAGCAGCACGGCCGGATCGCGGGCTATCTCTGCTATGTGTGCGTGGATCTCCGCGATGAATGCAGGCGAGACGATGCGGCCGATCGCAAGCGAGAGGACTGGTAACCCCTGCATCGTTGACGTAAGCACGTTAGTCAAGTAAGATAGTGAATGTGAGGGCGCGGTAGACGCCACACAGAAAAAAGGATCAAACAAACACCATGTACACCATCGAAGATTTCAGCCATGATGAGCTCGCCGAGGCCGCGGCAGCCGCGCCGTATGCGATCTGCTTTTTCTGCGATCACGCGATCGCCGAGGCGGACGATGCAACCACGATCGAGATCAACTGCGAGAGCCGCAAACTCTGCCCTACGTGCGCAGCACAGGAGGCGCTAGAGACCGCGGAGGAGGAGGCGGCATGGGCCTACCTCGCCTCATGCCAGGGGCCTGCTTTCGCGAACCTCCGCAAGCCGGTAATGAAGGCTTTCAATACTACCGAGACCGAGGCCGCGGCGCTCGCTCTCGCCCACACTGGAACCGAGGAGGCGCCCTACTAGGGCTTTCCACCCCCTCGCGATTGACGTAAGCACGTTAGTCAAGTACACTGAAAGAGTAAAGGCGAGAGCGAATCGCCCGAAACGAAAAAAGGACAAAACAAACATCATGACAACCGACAAAAAAATGGAGTTCAACTCAAAGGTGATGATCGGCCTGGCGATCAAGTCGAAACGCCGCGAGTACCTCGCAAGCTGGATCGGCGCCCACGAGTACAAGCTCGATACCACGTTTTGGGCCAAGCGGATCGAGGAGATCAACGATGCCCACTCCGATCTGGAGGCCATGATCCCGTGGCACTCGGTAGGCGAATACAAGGCCGCGGCATAAGCCGCGGTTTGCCAGTCAGAACGAAAAAAGGACAAACAAGCAAATGTCAGGCAAGATCAATTTCGAGACGGGTGTGCCGGTGACGGTCACACTCCGCAATATCGTAGGCGAGGCGGTGGATTCGAGGTTCGGCGGTTTCCAATACTGCTTTCGCACGGTAGACGGTGGGGTTTTCTACCTCTCCGATACGGGCGGGGCGCTCCTGATGGCTCGCTTGCGATCGATGGAGCTCAAGCCAGGCGAGCCGATCACGATCACAAAAACCTCGGTTAGCTCGATCCAGACGGGCCGCGCCACGATCGAGTGGGTTCCGCGGCGGATCGAGGGTGCCGAGGCCGTAACGCCGACTCCGGCCGAGGCCTCCCTGCTGGAACGTCAACTACAGGCCTCGCTCGATGAAGCGCAACGCAAAAAGGCCGCACGAGCAACCGCCGCCGCGGGCGAGACGGCGCCGCCGCCGGCTGAGCCGGCACTCTCGGGGCTCGTGGCGCAAACGAATGCGCTAATCGATGCCTACGCCGCGGCGATCAAGCACTCGGCGCGGTACGAGGGCCTCGTTAAAGCCGAGGACGTGCGGTCAATCTTCCTCAGTGCCGTGATCAACAACGCCAAGCAGGGGAATTACCGTGCAGCGTAAGCGATGGTTAGCAGGGCCGCGGCTACATGCCGCGGCTCCGGCCGGGCACGGGCCTCCCGCGAGAGCGTGACGTGCGGCGATTGCATTATGGCGATCCGCATGGAGGCGCTAGCCGAGGCACAGTGGAAAGCGAGACAAGAGGAGTAACCCCTTGCCGATTGACGCAAGCTAGTTAGTCAAGTAGAATAAAGACATGGATTCAACAAACATGGTCACCAAGGCCGATATCAAACACTTAGAGGATCTGATCGTTTCGCTGAATAGCAGTCTCGAATCCGAGATGCGTCAGACGGCGGATCGGATCGAGGGAGTCGCCGAGCGACATTCGCGCATGATCGTTGCCGGTACGGCCTCGATCTCGGCGGTCACCAAGGCGATAACCCGTCTGGAGGCGCAAGCCAAGCGGCGTGATGAAAACCTCCGACAACTCCGCGAGCGAGTCGCCAAACTGGAGAGGAGAGCGCGGCCTTAAGGGGCCGCGCAACGAGAGATGACGGACGAAGTAAGGCTGCGGCCTCCGGTGATCAACAAGCACGAGGATACGCTCATCGTGTGGACTACAACGGTCGGAATCGTCGTGCCGGATACCGAGGAAGGGCGCGGCAAGATCGAGCATTGCTGGAATCTGGCATTAGGCGACTTTGCCGATCGGCTCCGCGAGGAGGTGGCACGGTAGAATAGAAGTGTTTGTTAAATCCTTTTTTTCGAAGGCGCTCGGCTCCGGCCGGGCGCCTTTCTTTTTTACTCCGCGGGCGGCGCCGCCGATAGCAGTTTCCGGAGCTCGACGGCAAGCATTTCCCGCGCATCGTCACCTTCGACCACGGGGCCCGAGGCCGTGGCGATCGGCGCTCTCGAATCGATCGCGTAAGCCGTGATGATATCCTTCATCGCCGTGATGATCGCCGCGCCTTCATCCGGGCCGAGCTCGCCCGAGGTGATGCGGCCAAGGATCGCGTGCATCGCCTGCTTGAGCTCGCCAGGCGTGCTCGTCGCCGGCAGATCGAGCTCAACCGGCGCGGTCCGCGGCCGAGGCCAGATCCGATCAAAGACGATTTTAGCCGCGAGCATGTCGCCGGCGATCGCGGCCGTGATCACCGATTCGAGCAATGGGATCTGGTGAGCTCTGGCGAGTTTCTCCAGGATCTTATGCTTGTGGTTGCGCACGCCTCGCGGGCGCCCGTTGCCTCCGTTCGGCTTGAGCGGCTCGCCTACAGGGCCGAGAATCTCCATGTCAGGGAAAAGTGCGTCCTGATCGGCCATAGCGCCTATTTTAAGCCGGGCCGCGATATGACACAATATCTACAGGATTTCCACAAGTGGCTGCCGTGCTTGATCTCGTGGCCTTGGAGCATCCCGGTACTCTCGTGCCGAGGAGCTTTATCGGTTGGGACAAGACCGGAAAACTGACCCTCCGCACCAAGAGCCGCGATGCGATTTTCCGCGATCGCTCGATCCGCTACTTTCGCGATAACTCGATCGCGGCCGTGTTCCGCGTGATCAACAAGCACAAGACCGAGCGGATCGCCGACGATGCGATCCGGTGGATCAACGATATTACGATCGGGCACTAAAGGTATAACTAGAGTTGCGGCGTGTCCCCGGTATATTCTTGAATCTTGGCGAAACTCCCCGTAAAAGTCACACCGGTAGAATGGCTCTCGGCCGACGATGCAGCGAAGAGACTCAAGCGGTCCAAGCGACGAGTCAATGAACTAGCGGCCGGGGGCCGGATCGAGCGGCGGTATGTCGACCAGGGCGGTCGCTACGGCAAGCAACCCGAATTTGCCGCGGGCTCGATCGAGCGATATCTCACCGAGCGGGAATCGAGCGAACGGGGCGAATGGAGCGAACCGCCCACATCGCCTCGTTCGCTTCCTGCGCCCGAGAAACCGAAGGCAGACGTGCTCGGCGCCGTCAGGGAGGCGGTAGAGGCCTTTCGCCAAGTCGAGCTCGTTCGGGCCTCCTACCAGCGGCCGGAACCGCCTGCAGAGCCGGTACCGTGGCTCTCGATCGACGCGGCCGCGGCGGCGAGTGGTCTGCCGGCTTCCTACCTTCTATCGCTGATCAAGGCGGAAAAACTGCCGGCTCTCGATGTCGGACCGCGGCCGGGCGGCAAGTGGCGGATCCACCGTTCGGATCTCAAAGCCGTTAGCGCCAGGCCGAGTAAGGGAGTAGACTGATCAGCTATATGGCGCACGATGTACGGGGATTGCTGCCGGATTCCAATGTCGAGGAGTTTGGAATGAGTCCGTAAAAAACCGGTTTTTCCGGAAGCACTGCGGTAAATCTTTTTGCCGAGAAAATCCGCAGTACCCCGGAAAAACCTTTGGCTCGTTGTAGGTATCCCGTGTCTGAGGGCTCTAGTTTCCG